TTAAATCCATACTTCCCTTAAAAATCATATAAGGGTCTGCTACAACGATACCATCATTAATTATACCTAGAAATAATTTAGCTGAGCGACCTTGATATGGGTCACTTAATGCTGATGATATTAAATCACTTGGAATACCAGATAGTGTTATTGATATTCCATTTGCTTTTATTTCTGATGACTCATTTATCGGACCAACATTTACGATATCACCACTGCCAAAATAAGTATTGCCACCAAATTCAATATTTCCATACCCTGTCCAAGTTCTAAAATCGCCTCCATCAAAAGCTAAATCAATAGCAATAAATGGAGCCATTTCTGTAGATGTAAATTCATTATTAAGTGCTGTGGTTAAATCCCTACTCAAGTTAAATACTCCGTCACAGCAAATGTTATTCCATAAACAGATACCGCATTAGCATCCCATTCTGTTTCATTTGTGACTAACCTAAATACACCCTTAGTATTAGAAACAGTTAAAGGTGTGTTATCACTAGGAGATGTTCTTAATGCAGGTTCAATGGATAATGTTGCATTGCCACTTGCATCTGTGTCTGCATCTTCAACTACCATATGTAATCTTGAACTTAACCCAGAGCCTAGTTGTATATAATCCCCTGCTTTAAGATAGCCAGTTTGACTTGCAGTAGCACCATCTATTATTAAGGTATTACCAGATTGACTTCCACCATTTACCAAAGGTGTTCCTGCAGAGCTAGATGCAGTACCTCTTGGTGTTCTAGCATCCCAATCCCCTAAAAGCATTGTGCCAAATACACCTCTCATAGATACTAGCTTTGCAACCCATTCCCTAGCCAAAGCGTGTTTCATAGGTGGTAATGTAACTTCTGCTTCCCACCACTCACCTTGATGTCTAAATGTTTGCTGTTCTCCAGTAAAAGGACTTGATGATTGTCCAACAATTCTTCTTATTCTGAAAGTTGTATTTGTTGGCTGTCCTGCTGAATCTGTAGGCAATGATATAGGATAAGTAATAGCCATTAACTCATAATAGTGGCAAAAGAACCACCCCTCTGCTTTGCATCTACTATTGCAGATATTGTAGATTGTGATATTTGTGGCATTAGATTCATAACCTCTGCTCTTACTGTTTGAGCAACACCTGTACTTATATTTATATTTTGATTTACAATTACTGGCTTTCCTGTACTCATGCTTCTTGTATCTTGAGCATTTCTAACTACACCACCAGTATTTGGAATAAACATTTCTGCACCTCTTTCACCAACCATAATTGGAGTTTTAGCTTGAACTGTTCCACCTCCTGCAAAGCCTCCAGTAGTTGCATCAAATGTTGTTGGTCCAGTAGAAGGTGCAGTACCACCTCCTGTAAAGCCTAATATAGATTTAAATATTAATGCTCTTATCTGTGCTCTTATAAAATCTCTAATTATACTTGCCATTACATCTGCAACTACATTTTTTAAACTTTTTAAAGATAATTCACCAGACATAAGTGCATCTGCAAATTCTTTTGAAAAACCATCAGCAACCTTATTAATCGTATCTAGTGCCATTTTACCAGATTCAGATGCTTCCATTAATTTTAATTTAAGATTTTCAGTACCTAAAGCATATTGCTCTTGACCTATTTGACCACTAATATAAGCATTATTTAAGTCATTTTGTAATAAAGCTAATTCTTGTGTAGGTGTTAATAAAGATTTTGTTAATTCTTGTATTCTCTCTTTTCTTGCTATATCCATAGCATCTAATTTATTTTTTTGCTCTAATTCTTTATTTAGTTGACCTTCTAATATAATTTGTTGGTTTATATTTTCAAACATTTCTGATGAAAGTTCGCTATTTTCAAGCTGAATACTTCTTGCCTTTATTTCAGCATCTGTCTTACCATTAATTTTCATAGTAAGAAGTTCATTTGCATTAGCTAAATCTTTTGTAGCTTTATCTAGGGCATAAAATTGTTTTAATTCTTCTTCTTTTAAACCAAGACCTTCTTGTCTTGATATTGGTTTCATAATATTTGCTAGACGTTTCTTTTCTAACTCTATTTTTTCTTGTTCTAATTCATTATTTCTTTTGCGTGTTTTTTCATCTAATTGTTCCATAGAAGAATTTTCAAGCAAAGCTCCTGCTTGTTGTTTTAATACTGCTATTCTATCTTTTATATTCTTTATATTATCTTCAAATAACTTAGGACCACCAATAGCCAATCTTAGGTCGCCCTCTGCCTTTATGCCATCTTTTATATTTTTAAAAAGATTTCCAAGTCCTTTTGAACGTACCTGATCAGCTTTTGCTTGTTCTTCTTTTAACTCTGTTTCTGCTTGTTTAATTTTATCTAATGTTTCAGCATAACTTAAAAGTTTTCCAGTTTTTGAAACAGCATCCACAAATTCATCAACAGCATCAACACCACCTAATAATAAATCTACAAAACTAACCAATTTAGGTAACAAAGGTGTAAGAACCTTAACTGTTAATTCTTCAAGTACAGCATTTAGTTGTTTTTGTTTATTTGCAAAGGAGTCAGCAGTAAAAGTCGCATCATCATGTGCATCTGATGTTCCTGCTATTATTAAATTCATTCTAGCTTGTACTTTTTCAGCATTACTTACTTCATCAGCAGTCTTTGTAATGCCCATTCGTAATAATTCTTGCTTAAGTGTTGCTTCTGTTATTACAACACCAAATCTTCTAACTGTTTCATGATTACCAACTAAAGCACTTTGAAATGCTCTCATTGTATCGGCATCACTAGCATTGTTAAATGAAGCAACATCTACTGCTAATTTAGTTAATTGAACTGATAATTTTGCTGCCTCTCCACGAGCAAAACCCATTGGAACAAAAGTGTCTTGTATGGAAGATGCCATTCCCTCTAATTCAAATGTACTTCTGCCGACTTCATTACCAAATTGTGCAAGTTCATTTCTTACATCAGTTACAAATCTTCCAAATACAACAGATGACTTTGACTGCATTTCCTCTACTGCACTTGTCATGTCAATCATTTGCTTTGCAAATCTTATAGCTTGAAATGCTACTACACCTGCAACCACAGTTTTAATTGTTCTGCCTAATCTTGTAAATGATAATTGCTGTTTACCAACAGAGCGTTGGACTGCAACCTGTGTGGAATTTAATTGCTTTTTTAGCTGACTCATATCAGCTTCAATACGAACTAATAGTGTATCAACTGTTGCCATTAATCTGGATACCTTTCCATTAGGTCTTGTAAGTCATCTCTGGTAAATGGTTTTTGACCAGTACTATTAGCCTCTACATAACCATCAATTGCTAAATATAATTCTGGTAAACCCATATTCCAAAAATCCTTTGGGGGTATTCTTAGAACCCCTAATGCTACTTGTATGAAGCGACCCCAAGGCATTTCGTCATTGCCACTTAAGGTGCTTCTACTTCCTTTTTTTCGTCATCCTCTTGACCTCCTGCCAATACATTTGCAAGAAGTTCTCCACAAACCCTAATGCCTTCAGCAATACCAGATTGATATATGAGTGATACAACTTCATCTTCTTTAATATCAGCACCACCACCTCTTATAGCAGGAGTAATTATGGAAGCAATCTCAGTAAGTGTAAGAGTACCTTCAGATAGTCTTTGTGTTAATCTTATTAAACTTTGACCAGTTTTCTGCTCAAGTCTAATTAAAGCATCAACTGTCAACCTCGTCTTGTACGTCTTTTTTCCTAGATTTACTTCCTTTTCCCCTCTGAACGGATTTGTCATTTAATACCTCCATTGATAATGTTTCATTTCTGCCACCAATATTTGTTATTTTGGCAATTTTTAAATTAGCACCATCAATAGTAATATCATCTCCAGTTGATATGCCTTCACCTTCTGTAAAAGGAATTTCAACTACAGTTATATCGTCATGCCTATTAATGACACTTTTTATTGTGTTACCTAACACAACGATTTCAGAATTAACCCAAGCCATACGTTATACAGTCGCAAACGTAATTGCTCCAGATGATTCAAATGTAAAAGAATAAGTAACTTCCCCATTATATTCACCTGCATACTCTAAGGTTGTAAGCATAAAAGCACCAGTAAAAGTACCAAAGTCTGGAACTAGAAATTGGTAATTTGTTAATGCCGCTACATTAAATTTACCTTTGAGTTCTGTTTCAGAAGCTGAGTCTGTAAAAACACCACTTCCTGCAACTGTTATTGAGTTAACACCACCTTGAGCCAAAATTTCTCTAGCTCCAGATGAGTCCTTATTTGTTACATCAACCATTTCATCATTCATAGTTAATGTATTTGAACGCATACCACCAATAGTTGTAAAAACCTCTGGAGATGCCCCATCACCTATTTTCATAAGTAATGCCTTACCTTGTTGTGCTGCCATATTAAACTCCTTTTAGCTGTCCATTACAAAGGCTCTAAATCGCATAACAGCGTGTCTTGTTATGCCATCGTCTTCTTGTATTTCCGTAGTAAACTCACATCTGCAATTTACTAACGAAGCACCAGACACGCTGATGCTCTGATCATGGAGTAACGAATAAACCTCTTTTTCTATAGTTTTGGTTTCTTTCATTCCTCT